GCGTAATTTCTTTTTCTTTTTTGGCCATAATTATCTCCAGAATTAGCCGCCCCTATATTTCAAAGGGCGGCTAATTTGTTAAACAGTCGTATCGAGGCAACCAAAACCATCGATATGAACAGGAATCAGTAGAGGACGGCTTTCCAGCTCTCCCATGATCTGCTTTCCGTTCGTAGTCGGGTAAACATTCGGAGTAACATCGAAACCGGCGTCAGTCGAAGACATGCGGCCAGGCAACAATGATGCGACGCGTGGATCTGGTCCCAAAGGAAGCGGAACTTTTGCGGATGTGATATCGAGGCGAGTTTTTGAACTCTTCATAATCACATTATCAGTCCCGACATATTTCGTAACCGTACCAGTTGACGGATGCTTGTAAGTCTCAGGATACGCCCACATTTCGAATTTATACGTCCCTACCCAGATGAAACCATAGAAGGTAGCGCCAGAATCGCGGAACTCAGGCCTAACTTCACCAATCTCATAACGGCGGTTATCAAGCGCTTCTTTCACTTCATCGTCCTGAATGAAATGACGCAATGCAGTTGCGCCGAAGATCAATTGATCTGAATCAATTTTACCATCAGCACGAATCACATTAGCAAGAGACTCAAGGTCAGCAAGTTTTGTGCTCGTTGCGCCACTCCAAGACACGGAAACAGTCGGGAAGTGAGTTGCCTTTGGCTTGAAGTCCAAAGTATAAGCTACGGCACCTTTCTTATTAATTAATGACAGTTGACCGGTCTGCAAAATCTGCGACGCCTGCAATTCGACAGCGCGCTTGATTTTGTCATCAATCAGCAAGAACCCGAGAGCCATCTTAGACACGAGGTCCTGAGCATATCCTTGATACGCTGCAGTAAACGGATCAACACCGGCCATGCGGTCGAGCAATTCGCAAACGTCCAACGGGAACGCTTCGCCATATGCGGGAGGAATAAACTCCTTAGTAGTGTACCGGTCAAAATCATTAAGATTCGGTCCGGTGCATTCCGTAACAACAACTGCCACATCTTCATCAAATCGCTGAATGTCGATGGCGACTTTTTTTCCATGATAGATCCCGCCGACTTTCAAGCTGAAATGGCGAGTCAGGAACAGATTAGGGCTTCGCTCTTCGCTGTACATCTGAAGCCAACCTTTTCGGTATTTTTCAATAGACATGTTTTTCTCCTACTGGTTGTCCAGCTGCGAGAGCTGAGTTGTGGTTTGTGCCAACTCAATAACTGCCGCGTCAATATTCGTATCATCTCCATCAGCATCGATGATCAAATCACCTTTTCGAACGCGTCCAGAAATCAAAGGACTTACAGCGGAATCACCGGCACCCGTGACAACGATTTCCTGATTCAAAATTGCCTTCGGAATTCCGTTTTCATTGGTAGAACCGCCCTTAACAAAAAGGACCAGTTTTAGAGAGGATGAATCACGCGCCAGGATGGTTCCGGCGGCAATCGTATCAGCGCCGGCCAGCGTCAGCGTGTCGGTTTGATAAACAGGATCCCACACAACAATAGTGCGAAGGCTGTTGGTTTCAATTGAGATGTTGGCCATTAGTTTAGCTCCAATTTAACGCCGTGTTTAGTCGCGCATCCCGTGATTATGTTGACAAGAGCATCAGCTTCGGGGTCTTCGTCTGCACTATCAGCTGGAGCGGAATCATCAGCGGCCGATACACCATCACCAGCGCGAGCGGCCAATGCTGATTTGTTCATTCCAGCCGACATATATTTTGCCGACAAAGTTGCGGTCATTGCTGATCCGTCTGCAATCGCGGCTGTTGCCGTTTCCATGTCGCCAGATGAGGCGCCCATAGTCATATGCGCATTTACACGGTCGCGCTCGTTAGCAACGCCAATATCTACCGCAGCCTGATAAACATCAGAGTGCTGGGCTTGCAATGTTTTAAGGTCCATAGTGCCTTCCTTTTTATTATCGCCGCCCATCGCGGCGGTGTTTTTATTATTGGAACTTTCGACAATTACGAGTTTAGGCGCGATGCCTGCCACGCTGTCAATCATTCCTCGATCTTGTGCCTTCTCTGCCAGGTAAACAGCGCCCCGTCCAAAGTTTGCATTTACATCATCAACTGAAACTTTTCTGCCGTCCGCTATCGCCTCAACAAAGAGATCATGAAACGCATCGAGATGTTCTCGGATTGTTTCGGCTCCTTCTTCCGTTCTCGGATCGGGTCGTTTGTCCGGTGATTCCGTGTTCGTGATTGACACGTCTTCTGCACCGGCATTAAAACTAAACTCCGTCGCAATTCCGATGCTACCAATCTGAGACGCCTTGCTTGATGCCTCGATAGTATCAACCGATGCGATTAGACCATATGCAGCAGATGCGGCTTGTCCCCCCACGACGGCCTTTATCGGTTTACTGAAACCTTGAACAGCCGCGATTGCATCGAACATGCCTGCAACCTCGCCGCCGCCGCTATCCACTGCAAAAATTGCCTCATCTACGGAGTCGTCTTTATCAGCAATCGCAAGCGCCGTGATGATATCGGGGTAGGTTGTATTTCCGCCACCAAAAAATTCGGCCTTAAAATTCGGGCGATTTGTTAGCAATCCGCGCACATTGATCTGTGCAACACCGCCTGCCATCGACATTATGAACGGAACGCCGTTATCATCGGTTCCAAATTTCGCCTCAAATCGTTCCATGTGATCAGCGGACGGAATTAAATCCGCCCCCTCCACGCGTTGCATTTTAGCTAATATTTCTTTTTCCACGAACCACATAATAATTCCTTTCCTGTAAAAAAACCATTCAAAAGCGAAATAGTCAAGTTCATTCCACTACATGGCCTTGTATTTTCACTCTCATTAGATCATTCCCATCGGTGTCATCCCTAACAACTCCCATAAATTTGTCACCATTATCCGTTGATAACCTGATAGTGACGCCGCGCTTATCCCGTCCGGCAAATGTTATACGAGACCGGGTAGCATAAGCTCCTTGTCCGCCGGATCGCGTCGCATAGGCAAGGTCGTATCCCTCGATTGCAAAATCGGCATTCTCTTTGACATTGAACAGGTTCTTATCCGCTCCATTTTCGACTCTGAAATAGGTTCCCGTTGCGAGTGCCGCAATACCGCCGTACTTTCCGTCATCGCCAGCGGCAGCATGCGTAAAAGTGACAATCATCCGCGTGATATCCCACTCAGTCCCAGCAGTGAGCCCTGACGGGGAGGCGAAAAATTCCACATTCGGAGAGCTTCCGTCCACGTTCATATTGACATTCTGAAGACAAATAATTGAATTAGTTGTAAATGGGTAATCAAGAGGCATCGCAAGGCCACATGTATAATCATCGCCGCCATCAGCAGTAACTGTAATAATCTCCATCTGAGCAAAATTTACCCCCTCCTTGAAACATAGGAAATCTCCGTTCGTAGGGGAAGTTGTCGGGAATGACAAGCCGACTATCTCTTGGCTATCAACTGTATTTGCAATCAATGTAACGCCTGTGTCCAAGTGATTACCGAGAAACAAGCTTATATTCTCAGTATGTTGGTCCTGTATATTTACATCCAGCGCCCCGGATTCTCCAATATCAACGGATGCTATATACGGATTAGTTATACTTCCGTTCCCAGATGCACCAAACCACTCAAGCTTGTTATTCACGGTTCGCTGGGGATAGCTAGCCCCAAACGAAAAACCGACCATCATCAACAGTAAAAACATAATCATCTTTTTCATTAATTCATTTCCTTTTTTATAAACTACTATTTCCGAATCGTAAACCATCATGAACCGGCCACTCGAATACGCTGAAATCGAGAGATTTACCGCCATGCTTTCTTCCTTTGCCTCGTATCCTGCTGATCAACGATGATCTGCTCGCGTGCGTGTCGGCATCGAGGCCGTCTTTGTAATGAAGGACCTGCCCGGGCTCCATATCTCCGACACTGATTATGCTTCCGTCGACATTGATTACGGAATAATACATTTTATTGTGCGCCATGAATCTAATTAGATTGACCCTCCGTCAACAATTACCCATGAATACGTATCAACAAACCACTGCCGAGCCGCCTCGCCTGCGCCGCCGATTGTACATGTCGCAGCACCCCCGCCGAAATCAGTGTCATCCTGAGCACCATACGTTTCAGCTTCCGCGCGGAACGCAACCCACATAGCGTCATATGATGCCGTGCTAATCGGCGTGCTTGTGAGCATTGCTTCGGCCGTAGTCACGCTCCGAATGCTTGGAGGAATAATAGTCGTAAGCGAACTACAAGAGCGGAACGTCGAATATAGTTTTTTGTTAACTATACAGCCGCTGAGGTCCGGGCATGTCGTCATATCGCCGCAGTAATGGAATGCCAAAGAAGCATCTATAACTAGGGCAAAACCAGTCATATCCGGAGCCGTAGCAAGATTGTTGTTGTTCTGATGGAGCGTCCGGATAGTGGTAAAAACATCGATGAAATCACCATATTCAACGCTTACTAGATTGCCTGCATTTGTAAATCGAAGACCACTAGACGCCCAATTAACATCACCTGCGTTTAGTATCTCTATTAAAAACTCATCATCAGCGGCCTGATAGGTATTTATCTTCGGGAAATCCCCCGTAATTTCGCACCGATATTCTCCGGTTGTCGGCATAACCTGCGCAAGTCCGCTCATATCGGCATCAGAAAACGTATCGGACACTATCAGCGCGTCGGTGCTATTGTTATACCAATTTATCGCGCCGTCGTACCCGGTGCCGTCGTGGGGAATAGTTAATGTCTGGCTGTCTGAGGTCGTCTCCCAGACTGTGATAAAACCCTGAGCAACTGGAGTTATCACACCACTAGGGGCCCCGAACCCCGCATATTTCGCCGATATATTTTGGCCGATTACGCGTAGAGGTATATTTTCAAAACCCATCGTTTATCCCTTTTGACTTGCAATAACCCCAACGGATACGGGACCGGCAACTACACTCAAAATTATTTGATCTATATCCGTTTCCTCATGAGATGCGTACAGTTGAGGAACGTCCAAAGTTGGATCCATTAATTTTATTGCTGTTGCCGTATCATCCTCTGCGCAGAATACTGCCTCGACCACTGACGAGTCAATTCTGTACGCTATACTCGACACTTTAATATTGCCTATAAATGACACTTGTGAACGAGCGGTATTGATAAGGTCAAGCAGCTTAGTCGGTGATGATGTTACGCTAATCTCTTCAATTATCATTATGCGACTTCCTCCATTTTATCTGATATCGCATCTGCGATAATATCAGCGGATGCCGCAACGCCGCCACCGGCATCGCCTAGAGCCTCGTTTGCGATCTCTTCGCCATATTCTTTCTTAAATTCTGCCAAAGGACGCGCCGCTTCAACCTTCAATTCGTTCTCGCGTTTCAGTCGTTTAGTGTTTTTGCTGAATTTCGAGCCATTGATATTCCGGGCTTCGCGGGAGTTCGTCGACCATCCATTCGCCACAAGCGCGGCGCTTCCTTTGGTCTGTTTCACAACGTCTATTGACGGTTTAATATTGCCGTACCATTCAGACGCAATCCACGCGCCGAATATGTCGTATTGCATCGGGTTGCGCCATGCTTCAATCAGTCCGTCAGCACCCGTCAGCTTTCCTGTCAATAACTCCGCAATCATCCACTCCTGATAGATCGGCGAGCATAACTCTTGCCCGAATGCGGACCATACCATTTCAAGGTAGATTTTAAATTCGTTAGTTGCTGCCTGCGACGCACTGTAATTGCTGGAGAATGAGAGCGTCAAAATCTCGGGCGGCATATTATTTGCCCATGCTATAGCTTGCACTATCGCCGCCTCAAATCCAGGAAAAGCCAGATCAGTTCCTTGGCCCCCCAACAATACGGGCTCTTCGCCTTGTTGAAGTTCTTCGGCAACCCATCCAGGAATCTGTTCTGCTACGTTGAAGTTTCGAGTACTGCCATCACTATCCTCAATGGATACGGAATCGCGTCGGGTTGCTCCGCCTTGAATCGGAATAGTACCCATCTTGTCTTCGGTTTTTTTAATGAACATTGCCATCATTGAATTGATTACGGCTTTCCGTTGCGTGCTGTCTCGATACCGGTCAATTTCTTTCAGCGACTGCAAAACGAGTGAAAGTAGCGGTTGACCGCGAACGTCATCCATTAGTTTGTCTGTGCCATACACTAACCACGCAATACGGCGCCCGGACTTATCGCCCCAAGCTGGCATCCGCTTTATTTCGCCGTCTTTCTGCTCAATCCAGTAAGCCACCTGCCTATTGTGCTTGTCCAACTCGACGCCGTGCTCAATCGTATGCCCCTTGCGCTCTTTACCGGCCAATGGAGACTTAACAGAGTCTCCGCTGATAAGTTGCACCATCGGGAGGTGCGTGCCGGGTGAGACACGCAAAACAACGAGGATATCACCACGGACAAGCGCTTCCATTCGGATCGTACGCTGTATGGCTCCAAACGTGTCCTTTTTCTTCCAATCGCAAAGCTTCGGATTACTCGCCCAAACTGAAAACCGATTCTCTACGGTCTCGGTCCAATCCAATAGGCTATCATCCTCAAGCCCAATTATTGATTCATCCGGACATGACTCCGGACTCAATCCAATATTTATCTCATTGGTAATCAACCGGCGGATCATCCCGCGCGCATACAAGTTTTCTGTGAACATTTGAACCGATCGCTTTCGCAACGTCCAATAGTCAATAGTTTGAAGTTGAGTCAGACCAAAACCGCCGGAGAATTTCCCGCCGTCATAGATTGAGTTTTCAGCATATGAATGGTTCTGCTGCCCGTTGTACGCCTTTAGATCGTTTACGGATACAACGTCGCCAACTGGTTCGGTATTCAAAGCGTGCTCGCCTACATTGTAGATATCAGAAGTTTTCAAAATCCCGGCCTCACTATTACAACACCCGACCCATTCATTCGAGCAACAAGGGTTGCACATCGATTATAAAGAGAATCAATCGTTTTCTGAATGTTTATCATATCTAGTTGCGTGACCTTCTGAACGGTTTGACCTGTATCAAGCATATAAGACTGAGAGCCACCAGCCAACGCCAACGCCGCATTCTCATACGCGATAATTTGCGCTTTAGTCGCGGTGATTCTGTCCTGATTGAAAGATTGATCCATAAGCCACCTTTACCGCTTTCCATGTTATTATTCAAGACAATCTATCTGAAAAGTTTATTTCGTTCAATCTGAAATTTCAGCGCATCGACGTAGAACTCGGGCATCTTCTTTTCTGCCGCGTCCATTGCTGGGCCCAATGTAGGAATAGGCTTGACTAATATAACAGGCTTTGTCATATCGTGTACCATTTTGATCTCTGTATCAGAATCAGAATCTAAAACACGGAATATGCCCTTCGTTCGTCCGAAATTCAAATACACGTAAGGGTCTCCGCTTTTGGCAGCTTGCTTTATCAAGATTATATTTCTCTGCTTTCTGCTTTTCGCCTTTACCGCCCTTCGTTTTAGCACAATCGCCGCAAGGCGGTTTCTGCTCACTACTTGTTTTTTTCTAGGACGGGCGCCTTCTTCCCCTGATGCAAAACTTGTCGGGATTGGAGATTCGCTTGTTCCGCCAAATTCACGATCCTCCATATATTCGGCCACGGATCCGACTGTAGACATCTGATTTCGCATATTCAGAGTTTTTGCCATGTTGACTTGTACGGATCGCTTTGTCCACGCATTCCGATTGATCATCTTTTTGCCTATCTCATCACGCATGACGCCTTGCGCGTAGAACGCAGTTGTATTCAGCATCGATTTGTGCGCAAACGGAACCGCTTTTTCAGCAAACGATTTCAAGTCGTTTTCGAACTCGACATATTGAGAGTCATCAAATTTTAATGATTTAGTCATCTTTCGGATCCACCCGGCAAACAATATCCCCGTTTTCTGCAATGTACACCCAAAACTTATCCCAGTCAACCTCGTCGAGTTCAAACCGCTGGATACAAATATTGTATGCAAAATAATCGACCGACGCATGAGCATAAACGAGCAAGTCCCATAGTTCATTCGGCGCGTTGTGCGGTCGATGCCAAAACTTTGTAATATTCCCTTTTTCGTCGATCTTCTCGCGCAACTTCTCGACGGTCAGTTCTTTTAGCTGATCATCCGTAACATCAACCGCCGCATTAAAATGATATGGCCCTTGGTCGTCTTCTTCGTTCCAATCACGCCGAAGAACCGGAGCCATATTGTTTTTGTAATGGTCAACGATGATTCGGACGCCTTCGGTTCCTAGCTTCGTTTTGAATGTGTCAAATTCCTTGATCTTCTGATTTCTGCTTACTATGGCCGATCCTACAATAGGATAGACGCCGGCGGTATAATCAGAGCAGAACTTTATCACCGTGGCATTTGCCTCACCGTTGGCATCGATAAGCGTAGTTGCAATTCGATACGTTGTTCCGTCATCCGCTTCGTAGTTTTTTGATTCGATCAAGTCGCGGAGCCGCTGCCAAACCGGATGATACAACTCGCGGCAATCTTCATCGTCTTTATCCCGCTCAAATCGCCAATAGTCGATAAGGTAGCTACGAGACTCTTTGCACCAACCGAAAACAGATACGGCAAGATTCGATTTGTGAACGTCAACTTGCGCAGTAAGAAACATGATCTTTGAGCCACTGAATTTAGTCGCAAACTCGTTTGGAATCTCTCCAAACCGATAGCACTGCCGCCTATGGCCTGAAACTTGAGTAAATCGGATGTTTGATCCTGGAGCGCTGTACGGGACTCCAAGCGTGTTGTTATAATATTCTTGATGCTTTGAAACCGATCTGATTTCTCGTTTTTCTGGATCGTAACTGGTCAGATAATCCTGAACGCATTTTGACCACGGGCGGAACCCATACGGGCTGTAAAAAGATGGCAAATGATATGATCTAACGTTTGAGACCTTAGATTCTGCAGTAGGATGCCAGTGCGCGCCGCTTTCGGAGGCGAAAAGCTTCTCTTTGTTGTATTCAAAATGCTCATGCCCGCAATTCTTGCAACAATACCGAACGGAATCCTCAATCAGCCGGCCATCTTCAAGATCCCATTTATAGCCGCCTATTATGTTATTTGCCTCGTCACGGTGATTCATGGTCAGGTTTTGAGGCAAAGAGCACGCATGGCAGAGCACTAAATACTTGCGATGGTCGCCCATATTGTATGCTTCGTGGATCATGGACGGCTTTGTAAGCGGAGTGGATCCACGAAGTATCTTTCTCGTGTTCCAATAGGCCGATAAGCGGGCATCCGTTAGAACGTCCGAGTTTCCATCCTTACCGACCTCCATTTTCCAGCCATCGAGCTCATCCTTGAACATGATCGGAACGGAATACTGCCGCATCTTCGAGGCGTTCATTGCTCCATTGTAGATCATGAATCCGCCGCCGTCCCACTGAATGAAGTCCTTCGTTTTCCCGGTCTTCCGATTATTCCCCTCATCGGCCGACCGGATAAGATGCGCAAACCCTGATTCGTTGATCATTGGAATGATATTGTTTTCCACGCGGCCTGATGCGAGCTCTTTATCTGCCGTCAGGAACATCATAGGCTTCGTTTTGACGTGAACCATGTAGAAAAACATGATCGACTCCAGAAGCGTCGTGTAGCCGGTCTGAACGCCTTTCATTAAATTGACTTCACGAACGGGCGATTCAGGCGCGAAGCAATCGATAATTTCCCTTAGAAACGGAAACAGGTCATATCTGATATACCCAGGCCTAGGCGATACCCCTTGCGGTAGATATCGGTTTTCCTCGTTGAATTTAACCGGGCTCATTCGGTGGATGGAGTCGGCCATCTCATCCACCTTGTCATGAAGCCAGTCCGCGCCTATTTTATTGAGTTCGATCATTAGACCAATATTCCAAAACCAATAATATTATCAATTTTATGTTTAAACCCCGCAGCGCACTTGTGTCCCCCGCCTCCTCGTTTCTTGGCGATCTCAGAAACATCAACATCGCCGCGAGATCGAATAGAGCATATCACGGTCCCATCATCTTTCACGAAATATGACAAGGCGACTTCAACTTCTGGATTGTCTTCAAGGATGCGGTTGCACGCCTCCGATATATTCGCCGTGTTGTTGATGATAGCCGTAGTATGCCCATCTAATTGAGTAATACACAGGTGGCGCGCAGCTGACTCAATCTGCTTATCCAAAACGCGCTGAATGGCGTAGCCTGCCTTATAAGCTACATTGTAATCAAACCTATGCCA